GTAGACATGACATTGTCTTTAGGATCTACATGATGTGTAGCACCTTCAACATGTTTAGTGTCTCCTACTGCGTCTGATTGACGATCAGGAGGTGTTGTCATTTGTGATTTTGGGTTTTTACCTTCATGTGCAACGTCTATGTTAGAGCTAGTAGATGGCGTGTGTATAACATTTGAAGCTGTAGTAGTTGAACTTGGCTTTGATGAAGAACCTGTTCGTGGTGCGTCTGTTGGTTCAATCGTTCGTCTTTCTTTTGCAGGTGCTCCTATTCGACCAAGATCACCCTCGGATAATTGAGTGGTTGCTTCTTTCTTTTTAACATATCTTAATCCCCAAGTATCTAAATTGGTTTCTGGCTGTCCTACTGTCATTTCTTATCCTTCCCTGCTACTGCTCTTCCCTTAACGTCTTTATTTCCTGTTTTAGTATCATATGGATTGCCACCGTCACCAGTTCCAGCACTTGGTTTTGATGGGTTTGTTGTTCCTATATTAATTCTTTCTTTAGTTGTAACTTTTGGTTTTACTTTTTCATGTTTAAATTGTTCTGGTCTTAATCCACTGTGTGAAAATCCTTCATAGTCTTCTGATGCGTCAAAGCCTGTGTTGGTATTGACTCCTGAGTTTGGTTCTCTTCCAGCGTTGCCGTGTATTGATCTTTCTGTGTTTGATTTTTGATATTCTAACCATAATTCCCATGATTTTTCTTTGGAATGACCTGTAATAACTCGATCATGTTGGTCTTTAACATCTTGTATTTGTCTTACACGTATTTCGTTATGTCTAATCTTTTTCTCTTCAGCAGTTCCACCATGTTCTTTCAAAACTTCTTGTTCTCTTTTTGCTAACCATAATTGCCATGCCTTTAATGCTGATACTCCTGTTGTAACCTTCTTAGGTATCTCACCACTTTGTTGTTTACGTCCTGCTCTTACTTCTCTTTTTTTATCCATTTGTTGTTTACTATATCTTGCTGCTTGGACTTCTGCATTACCACCCAATGATGATTCTGTTTGTCTGTCTAATTCTGTTTGTGCTGCTCCACCTGATGTTGTGAATTTTGCTGATGCACTTTCAACAGTGCTGCTTGCTCTTGTGTGTCCTTCGCTTTCTTCTTTTGTTTCACTTCTTTTACCATGACCGTGTGTGTCTGGTTTTTCTTCTGGGTTTGTTTCTATGTGTTCCTTTCTGTGTTTTCTACCCTGCACCTTTTTTCCTGCGTCTTGTGTTGAGTCTTCTCCTTTTGTTTCTGCTCCTGTTTCCAAAGCGTCTTTTCCTTCACCTGTGTCTCCACCTGTTGTACTAGCTTCACTTCTATCACGTTCTGTTCCACCCAGACCTTTCTTTGAATCGTCCCAACCTCTTGTGTCAACGTTATTCATATCATCGTCCTTGCCTTCTTTATGTGATGTTTCTATTGCATTATTTTTTTGTAATAATTCTGTAATTTCTTTTGGGAGGTCTTCCCATGCTTTGGAAATAAATCTTGGTGATGGTGCATGAATCTTTTTTAGTGCCTCATATCTTTCAATATCGTCCATCTTATTCCATTCTTTGTTAACTAAAATATCCTTGATAAAAAATGTGTCATTTATATGTATATCATCATATGCCTGTGTTGATTCCTTGAAAACTGTTACGTAGTCATTGTTCATTTTTACGACAATTCCACGATCTTCCGTTCCATTAACATAAAAGTGTATGTCATCGCCTATTTTTGTGTTAGTTATCTTATTCGTGTTCATTGCCCTTACTCTCTTTTCTTCCATTTGGTATATAAGTTTGCTTATCTCCACCCTTCACATCTTTACAATCAACAAAACATTTTAAATCTACAGCCTTATCCCAATCAGATTCATGACCAGTTTCATGTGGGTTGCCATATTGTGCGTTACCAGCACCTTGACCTACGGTTGTAGCACCTGTTTTTCTTCTTTCTAGGAATGTTTCCCATAAATCTTGTGGTGAATCTGACTTTAGTTCCAAGTCTACATGATCTGGGGTATTATTAGGTTGAGGTTTCTTTATCTCGTCTTTTATCTCTGGTATTTCCTGTTCAATATTAGGAATCTTGGACTCTGTTTTCATATAATTGTATACACACTACAGTATTTAAAGTTTTTAACCAAAAAGAGCCTTTTGCAGCTCTTTTCCTACGTCTAATACATGCCATTGGTTGCCAGATGTCACTGCTCTACACGCCAAGACCAGACTATCTGGATAGTCATCATGCTCTTCAGACTTTATCTTCATGATACCACCCTCAGTATATTCCCTCGTTAAATATGACAGTTGATACACCATTTTATCCACCTTCTTCAGTGTTATTTTATGGTTCTCAAATAATAATCTTAGGTTTTTATACATCGAAGCCTTTTCCTGTAATGAGAAAACAACTCCCCTTGCAGGTATATCTTGCTCTCTTGCCAAGTCAATCAGACCACCACCCAATCCAGTTTCGTCTATGAATACTGTTTCTAATCTATAATCTCTAACCATCTCACCTATCTTACCACATACATCTACCACGTTTGACTGCTTTTCAGAAGAAACATCTTCAACATATACCTCATCATTTTGATCTACACCTATAACTGTAAACACAGTTTCATCTCTTCCACTACGTGCAACATCAACACCCATATAGTAACTTACTTTGCCTTCTGGTTTCTTGTCACGAACTGCCTCTCTAAGAAGACTGTTTGGTATAAGTGCATTACCTATGTCTAAGAACTCACCCTCGACTTCTTGGACATACTCTTCCCTTGTAAGTCTTTTTATTTCTTCTAAGAATGTAGGGTCTTCCCTGACTAATGGGTTATCGGTAGACTTTACATGAAACTCAGTCCATAACCCGTCTGGGTTTTTCAGTTTTGAATTTTGACATGCCTCGTAAAAATACCCCGATTTGCTAAACGGTGTGCTTGTTAACCATACCCTTGCAAGTGTTGCCATACCTGAAGGCAAGAATGCTCTTAGTATATCTGTCTTAATGAAAGAACATTCGTCTGCAATAATACAATGAGGTGAATAACCCCTGAGTGTAGTTCCATGTTCGCCTGTTGCTCTGGTTACTATCTTACTCATTCCAGTATTGTCTAGAAAATTAACCCACATCTCTGTCTGTGTGTTTCTAACTACATATCCCTTAAGAAATTTATTATTAACTATCAAGCTTCTAATCCTGTCGAACATGATGCCAGCCTGATTTTGTGTAGGTGCTGCAATAACTATTGTGCATTCACGCTTCACAGTCTTTAACATAAGTGGTGCAAAGAATGCAAAGTGTATCGCTTTTACTGCTGTAGACATGGTTTTACCCACCTGTCTTCCAGACCGATACACAATGAACCTATCTTTACAATCTACATACTGTTTATTATAATCAAATACATCATGGTCAAGGAAAATCTCGCTGAATTTACTTGGAGTTTCTGCACACTCTGCTATGGTTTGTAGAAAATCCTGTCTTTCCTGTAATGTTTGTTGATCTGGTCTAGGCATTATTTATACTCCCCGTCATCGCCCAAATGTCTGTCTCGATAATCCCATCTACCAGTTCCAGTCCTTTTTCCATTATTTCTCTTTTTGTGCTTCAATTCATTAAACCACCAACCGATAGTGCTGCCACCTACAAAATAACAAGCACACATAAGATACCAGAACCAATCATCTAACATCGCCACTAACCCCCTGTGCTTTTATCTGCTTAAAAATAGACGATATATCACCAGTTTTTTCATCAAGTTCTGTCTGTTGGGTTACAACTACCTTGGTATTCAGGTCATTTATTGACTTTATGACTGCAAGTAAGGTATTAATTTCACTTTTTGTGTTCCTGTCTGGGACGTTTCCGTCCATTTTAGCCTGAGTTAATGCCATAAGAACATTTTCAAATGATATTTTTGCTATCATATCCAGCATAGCCTTCACGTCATCTGGTTTTCTTGTGTCTAATGTGTTAATTATTTTAATGTAATCATCTCTTATTGAACAGACTGCACCCTTTTCATATTTTGGACACTTGCCGTTACCACCAGAGTCAACAGACCTATACATACATTGGTCACAGTATGCTGGAATGTTTGCGTCCTTGAAATGTTTAGCAGAATTGAAAGGTGATACTGTCTTTCTTTTATCTTCTACCACTATATTTTTACCACCAATAGGCTTAATCTTAAACAAATCGTCTGCCATTATATAACAATTAATCCTCTTAGTTTATAAAGTTATCTGAATAGCATTTTAATTGCTTACACAAAGGCATATAATACAGAACCATTGGTAGTTTAAGCATTGTATAGTAATGTCTTACCTCTACACCATGCATATTTATGCCCACAATGTCCATATATTCCCTGTTTTTTTCACAATAATGCTTAAGAACTGGCTCAAATGCCTTGTAGTTCACTCCAAACGTCATGGGTATTATCGAATTATCACCCCAAATATCACACTTCTTTGACATGGCTGCTGAAATCCACAGGCTTGTGTCGATACTGTCGAATGACTTTTTGTTAATGTATTTTCCCTTGCCTAAACCATGGTATTTATTATTGGTAGGAAGTTTTTTAATAGAATCTTCTGTGTCATATCTTCCCTTCATTTTACCAATACATATTCTTGACCCAACAGGTAGATTAAGTTGGCTTAGGTGTTTGTTAAAGTCCTCTTCCAATACAGGCAGGGTATTTAACCCTTTAGAAGACTCTTTCTTCCAATACTCTATGGTTTTTAACATGTTGTTTGGGACGTGGTATTGTGCTGCATAATTATAATGTTCTTTTTTTTCCTTTAAAAAATCATGATATTTATCTGGGTTATCGTTAGACCCAGCAACAACAAATATGTTTTCAAAACAGTCGGAAAAAGTTCCTATACTTGCATATGAATACTTGTGAGAAACAAGAACATTTTTCACACCACATTCTTGCAACGATTTTAAGGTTGCTTTGTTATTGGCATGGAAATATATCTTCATTCTCCCACCAACTTATGGCATAAACATTGACATTTAATTGATAGTCTGTTTACTGGACAGCCAAAATGACTGTGTGTTTTACACTCTGGTGATATATATTTAATCTGGTTTTTCATAATGTGTCCTATTATCTCCGAAGCATTTTGTTGCATATGGACACATACCATCACAGAGAAAACATTTAGTTCTTTCTGGTAATGTAAATTCGGTTAAGGAGGCTTTGATAACTCTGGATTTTTCTATCATATCTTTTAGAGTTGACTCTACTGGGTCTAGTTTAAAAGACATAACTATAGGCTTGTCTCTTTTGTCAGACTCGACTTTGTTAGAGACATATATAACAGCACCACGTTCTGCGTCTATATTATAACATTTCTTTAATAATACTCTATATCTATTGATTTGATCAACATGACTTTCACTAGGTTTTGACCTAGCCTTGCTGAAGTAATCTATACTTCCAGTTGTTTTCTTGTCAGTTATAACCCATTCACCCTTTACTTTGATTAAATCGTCTATACTTCCGTATATAATATCTAATTGTCTTGGGTCATCAGATGGTATTTTTACAGCGTCTTCATATTTTATTGCCTCATCTCTTACATAGTCATAAGCCAAGAACATCTCATGATGATCAATATCTGCAATCTGTGAATTATTATGGACACATTGACCATAGTATAATGACTTTATATCTTCGGTGCTTACTCCTGTATGTGGTTCAGTTTTTTTGTATATTACGTTTCTCATACATGGTTTTATTAAATCGGACACATGTATTTGACCTAACCTCTCAGTTCCAAGGGCTTCCACCTGTGATCTCCTGAATTGGAAATACACTTCATTGTTTATATCTTCTAACTTTAACATAGTATACCTTAGATATACTCATATATAAGGCTTACTCGTGACTAATAACTACCAATGTTTGTGCAATCGCAACCTGAAACATCACAAATAGTGTTGCCTTCATGGTCTTTTTGACTATGTCCACACTCTTCACATGTTCCACTTGCTACTACTTTTATATCTGCCATCAATAACTCTCCTCAATTACGAAGTTAAAAGTTTTCGTCTGTTCTGATATTCCAGCAGAACTGTCTATTAATTCCACTTCACCAGACCAATTTCCAGCATTTGCTGCTGCCGTATCGCTTGATGTTAGGGTATAATTAATTATACCACTTGCTCTAGTGACATATGTAATGTTACCGTTTACTAAAAGTGTTCCATCTGGCTTCCAAACCTTCCATTTACCAGTAGCATATGTGACTGTATTTGACAGGTCTTTTGCAGTCCCTGCGTCATTTGTAATGGTTAATTGCAAAGTAGGTCTACTCCCCACTTTTACCCTAAATTCGGTTGCTCTTCCTACCATATTCATACTAGACATTATCCTTCACCTTTTATATTCTCGCCACGCTTATAAGTTTTTACGCTTTTGTCCTTATCATGAGTCTCTCCAGTTTCAGATCTGTCATATACTTCGCCTGTTTTAGACCTATCATGGGTATCGGCAGATTTATCCCTGTCATGAATCTTTAATGTCTTGGATACTCTTACTGCACCGTCTTGTAATTTCTTAACAAACAAATCAACAACACTCATGCTTTCTGTAAACACCTTGATTAATACCCTTATTCTTATCCTGAATGTCTGTATGGATACTGACTCGTTTATGAGTTGAATTATAACAAATCTTAACTGGAATAATTCAGATGATTGTATTGTTTCGTTCACCTTTGGAATTATATGTTTAAACTTAAACAAGGTTTCAGATACACTTAAGGTGTTATTTACCATTCTTAGTATTGCTCTTAACCTAACTTTAGCTTCTGATATACTTACACTGTTGTTGATAACTCTGAACAATCCTCTTGTTGGAAGAATAACTTCTGCAATACTTACAGACTCTGCTATTTTCTTTATTACATTTCTTATTCTTATTCTTGTTTCATTGATTGCAACACTTTCAGATAACACTCTCTTTATTGCCTGAAGTTTCTGTCTGAATGTCTGAACTGATACAGATTCATTTATTACTCTGCCAAGGGTTCTTAATCTTACCAATGTTTCAGATATACTTAATGAGTTGTTGATAACTCTGAACAATCCACGTAATTTTATTGCTGTCTCTGTAACATTCAATGTATTGTTAATAATTCTGTTCAATACTCTTGTTCTTAGTTTTAATTCACTTATACTGATTGATTCTGCTACAAGTCTGAGTAGTGTTCTGAGATATACTTTACCCTCTGCAACCTGTATTGTTTCTGTGAATGATCTTGCAAACTTCATTCTAAAGTTCTCAGCAATACTTGTGCTTTCTATTATCACTCTCTTTAATGCTCTAAGTTTTTGTCTGAATGTCTGGACTGAAACTGATTCGTTTACCAATCTTCTTAACGTTCTTAATCTTACTAGAGACTCTGCTATCTGAACACTGTTGTTAACCATTCTTGTTAGAACTCTTAATCTTACCTTACTTTCAGATATACTTATACTGTTTTGTATTAATTTTATGATAGTCTTTAGTCTTATTATAGACTCTGTGATTCCTACAGAATTATTTATTATTCTTCTAAGTGTTCTAAGTTTAACCAGTCCATCTGCAAGGTTTATTGTGTCTGCTATCAATCTTATTATTGTCTTTAGTTTAATCTGTCCTTCGCTTACACTCTCTGTCTCTGCCTTGAATCTTATCAAAGTCATTAACTTTACATATTCTTTACCCTGTTGGAACACATCAGATTGGAATATGGTCTGGAATACCCTGCCTACTCCAACCTCTATTGATTCATTGATACGTTTGATTCTTCCACGTATTGTCTTTGTTGTTTCGCTTATACTTATACTGTCTTCCAATAGTTTGATTAACACTCTTATTCTTAATCTGAATGTCTGGATTGAAACCGACTCATCTATGTGCCTTCGTAATGTTCTGTAAGGAAGATCACCCACAGTTATGCTTATAGACTCGTTGATTATTCTCCTTAGTGTTCTAAGTCCTATTCTGAATGCCTGTATTGATACGCTTTCTGCAACTAATTTTCTTAATGATCTTGCAAAGTTTGTAGCCTCACCAATATTGGCAAACTCTGCTATTAGTTTTATTAGTTCTCTGGTGCTTAACCTAAATGACTGTATTGAAATAGATTCTGCCAAATGTCTGATTAATATTCTTGTAAACACTTTGCCTTCTGCAACTCTTACAGTCTCTGCAAACAATCTTGATACTGCTTTTCTAAATGCTTCACTTACACTAACGCTTTCGTTTATAAGTTTACTAAGACCTCTTACAACTATTGTCTCGTAGCCTGTATGGAATGTTCCCTGTTGGAATACAGAGTTCTGGAATGTTGGTAACCTAGTCCTTGCAATTTTAATTGTCTCTGCTATAATCTTTAACAAAATCCGTGGCTTTATTCTAAACTCTTGTATTGAAACTGATTCTGCTAGGTGTCTTATTAACGAACGTGTCCAAGCGAATGCAGTAGATATGCTTATACTCTCACCTATGTGTCTGATTAATGTTCTGAGATATACATTACCTTCTGATACGCTTACAGATTCTGCTATCACTCTCTTTAATATTCTAAGTTTTAACCTGAATGTTTGAACAGATACGGACTCTGCAACATGTCTGATCAATGTCCTTAAGTATATCTTTCCTTCAGATACCTGTATTGTTTCATTGACAAACTTTCCTATTCCTTTTATGAATGCCTCTGCTGATTGAACTGTATCACTAATAATCTTCTTTAATACTCTTGCTGGAACTGTAACCTCTACAATACTTATAGAGTCTGTTGGTGCAGTTCTTACAAATCCAGAGGCGTGGTAGTGTGTAGATAATATATTTAATGTGCTGTTGACCATTCTCACAAGTCCTCTGAGTCTTTTAACAGTCTCTGCATAGTTTACAGTTTCTGATATAACCCTAGTAATAACTCTTAACTTTTCTCTGAATGTTTGTATGGATATAGATTCATTTTGTAATTTTAATAATGTCATGGGTTTAACAAATGCTTCAGCAACCTGTATGGTCTCTGACAATATTCTTCTTAGTGTTCTTAATGCTATCTTTGCCTCTGCTAATTGTATTGTTTCTGCAATCTTTCTTATTATTGCTCTTCTAAATAATGTTCCCTCTGATATACGTTGGTCTTCACTCTTAAACCTTATCATTGTCATTAGTTTGACATATTCCCTACCTTGTTGGAATACATTTGTTTGGAATATAGTCTGGAATATTCTCTTTACAGTTACATACACAGTTTCATTTACACGTTTAATTCTTCCACGTAGTTTGTTTGTTGCTTCTGATAACGATACACTGTCTGCAATAACTCTCTTTAATACTCTTATTCTTTGCCTGAATGTCTGAACAGATATGGACTCTGCAATAAGTCTTACTAAAACTCTTGCAGGAACTACTGCTGTTGATATACTAATACTTTCTACAAACAATCTCTTTATAATTCTTGCAAAGTTTGTAGCTTCTGATATTTGTGTGGTTTCATTAGCAACCTTCACCCTGCCTAATATTTTTGTAACCTCGTTTATTGTGCTTCTAAACACATTATCCTGAAATATATTCTGAAATGCAGAAAGACCAACGGTTACAGTTTCTGATACTTTGCGTATAAGACCTCTTGCTTTTATCGCAGTTAATGCTATGCTTACAGATTCACTAATTAGTCTTTTTAACCCTCTTGTTTTTGGAGTAGTCTCTGCCAAAGATATTGAATCTGCAATCTTTCTTATTAATTCCCTGTAACGTGTAATATTTTCTGCCATATTAAGCGATTCATTAAACCTCTTAACCATTCCACGTTTCATTAGGTCTGTTTCTGCTATCTGTGTGGTTTCCAACACATGATAAACCAATTCTCTAAGTCTTAATCTAAACGTTTGAACTGACACAGATTCGTTTGCAAGTCTGACAAGTTCTCTGGTCTTTCCCTGTGTATCTGTTAATGATATTGATTCGGTTATTATTTTTAACAGTATAGGAACTACATCAAAAGGAGATTCCACTGTGGTTGGCTGTGAGAATGCATCTTCTTGGAAAACATCAGTCTGAAATAAAAATCCCCTAGCCTTTCCTTGGAAAACACTTTTTTGAAAAACATAACTTCCCCACTCGTTATCCTGAAATGCATTATCTTGAAATACATTATTTTGAAATACTGGTTTTACTTTAGCCATTAATTATCACCATCATGACACTTGCAATCACAGTGATACCTTTCTGGTATCTCACAGATAGGACATTTCCGTGACTTTTGATTCATTAAACCTCGTTTAATTTACAAAGCGAATGTATTTTACCTTTAAAGTGTAACAACAGTTTACCAGCAGGATAACCCAATGCTAGGTCGATTACAAATCCTTGCCATAACCATGTGTTGAACTGTTCTCCCTCTATTCCAACCATAAATATTATCCAAGGTATCATCACAGTAAAGTATACCACGTTGATCAGTGATGTAATTATTAGAAATTCCGTAAATCTTTTTACTATCTGGTGGGTCATCATTATTCTCCGTCATGTTATTTCTGTCCAAGTTTGGCGTGTTGTTAATGCTCCTACAATATATGTTCTACCTGTATCTGTTTCTTCAAATATTGTTCCTGCTGGAAAACTAGCTGCAATATTTTGATACCAAGAATCTACCTTACTATAACCATTCCCATCGGTGGATTTATAGCGACAGGTTTGTAATTTTAAATCTTTATATGGTATTGTAGCACTTCCACTTCCACTACCATGTAACGCAGTTATTTCTGCTGAACTAAGAACACGATTCCAAATCATAAACGTATTAATCATACCTTCATAAGGAGATGATGTGTGATCATCTGAAGCAGCACCTATTGTTAATGGGTTTAAAGAATTTTCTTTACAGAAAGTTTTACCAGCAATATTATTAGATGTTATTGCTGTTGATAGACTACCCTGATAATTTGATCTTTGCATGGACAATGTAGATCCGTTATAAGTTATGACAATAAAATTATACGTTGATTCCCTATAATCTGTTCCTGTCAATGTTACAAGATCGCCAGTTTTACCATCACTTATTCTAACTCTAACATTACCACCAGCAAGACCTACACATTGAACACCTACGTTTGTATTGGTTGTTCCATTGGTGTTAAAAATCATGTTACTACTATCAAAATTATCAGGTATAAGCCAAAATGCTGCTGACCAACTGCCACCATTATGCAAAAAATTCCAATCGCTTGTGTTACCAAATACTAAACAATCATCAGTTCCTGAAAAATCTACTGATCCGTTACTCACTACATAGTTTGATGTGTTAAGTGAGCAACCATTATTTATAGCTCTTGTAACAAACCTATCTTTGTGTGTTCCCTGTATTCTATTACCTGCTAGATATTTAATTGTCATGTGTTATATGCCTCCATATACAAAATATGCATATCTTTCTCACCACCATCGTGATAACATGAAAATGTTGGTTGCATATTTGTCGCTGGTAAGTTTGATTCTTTTGTAGCCATAAGAACACCATCAATCCAAAATTCACACCAAAATGAATTACATTCAGTTTTATAAACGTGATATGTTACTCCTCTATAACTATCAGTTAGTTCTGTTGACGATTCGTTTGATCCATCTGCTGTTGATACCTTATTATACCTTTCATTTTTCTTATAATGACCAGCATGACTACTGGTTACAGTAGCAATAGAACCAACAGCTTGTGGTGTTCCGTCCATAAATCCTGTAAAGAATGCTCCTCTTGCAGCTCCACCAGTATCTTTAGCAACAGATATGTTAACTGATCCTCTTGGCAAATATTGTTCAACATTATTAAAATTAAGATATTGCACACGATTTACTGCACCACCACCGTGTATGTAAAATCCACCATCTACTTCATCTTTCATTCCTCTTGTTGTCGTTCCCGAAGTTTCACCTGCGTTCCATCTATCTGTGTTTAATGATTTGCCTGTGAACCATTCTACAACGTGATCTAATTGGATACGACCACCACTACAACCAAGTGCATCATTTATTGATTCGAATGGTTCTTGAATCCATGCTGTTCCATTATGAA